TGGCCCCAGTCTGGGCCAGATCCGCCGCTTCCCTGTGCGCCTTCTTCGCTTCCTCATCGTTGACCTTGTAGGTCTTAACCAAGTTCTTCCGCATCTCCTCCCATTCGGTAAACGACGAGAGGGTTTGACCTAACACTTCTCGGGCGAAATACCGGGCGCGAAGCTGGCCCACCTCGCCCTGGCTCAACAGCTTCTGTATATGCTGAATGATCGACTCGAACGCTTCATCGATGTTTCCGCTCTTGACCGACTTCATCAGCCCTTCAGTGAATTTGTCATCAGCCGCCGTCAGCGAGTAGATCCCCAGCCGACGATAGAAGTCGGAGTAAACATCGCGCACGCGAAGATCTTGAAGCTGCCCGGCGATGCCTGTGATGAATTGCTTGGCCGCATCTTCCGATAAGCCCTTCCGCGCTAGGATCTGTTTGATCTCGCCGATCTTGGAAAGCGTGAGGCCGAGGTCGGTTGTCAGCAACGACAACTCGACACGGTGCTGGGCGAAGTTCGACAGCGACTTGCCAACGGCATAGAACGCTGCCGCAAGCCCGAGCGGCCCCGACAAACTCTTGGTCAGACCACCGATGGACTTGCTGAACTGGTCAACGCCATGTGAAGCCCTTTCAGCACCGCCGCCAGCTTCGCTGCCCTTGCGCTTTATGTTGTCAAGAGCCTCGGAACCTCTGCGCCCCGTCTCGACCAGCTTGCGGGTGATGTTGTCGATCTCGCGGCTGATCGTCCGCAGCGTTTGCGAAGCGGTGTCACGCAGCGCAATTTCGATCTCTACTTGTTTGTCGTCGTCAGCCATTTACGCGCCCTCAAGCTGCCGTGTCTTGTTCACCGTGAAGCTGTCAAACCCGTCAGCATCGGCCTCGGTCGTGACACCTTCCGGCACGTTTCTGAACTCGATCTGTGCGCCCAGCGACCCAGAGCCACCACCAAGCTCGCTATCCATCGTGTCGCGGATCAGTTCAGTGCCGCCGTCATCCATCATACGTTGAAAGTTGATCGGTTGGCCTTGCGGTAGACCAGTACGTGGATTGTAAAATTCACCCGGTGTACCACCGCGCTGACCTAGACCTTGGTCCTCTATTCTTCCTGGCCACTGCAAGCTTTTCATCTCCATTTCACGTTGGAGCGCCCGAAGATCGCCAGCGGTCGGCGCTTCCCGGCCAAGATCATCATCCCGTGGGGTCTTACCTTCCGGTATCCCGACGCCCCAGCCCCAGTCACTGCTCAGCCCTTTGTTCAGAGCTTCCCAAGTTTCCTCTGGAGTTTTTCCGGCGCGGGGGTGCTCCCCATAGACACCGAGAGAGTTGAAGCGATATCCCGGCCACTCGCCAAAACGCTGGTTGAAGCGTGCCCTGTCTTCGAGATCACCGAACAATTTGCTCAAGCTTTCCTCGGTGCCGGGCCGCACGGGGAGATCCCCCTCGGAGCCGGGTGGGGCCAAGCCGTGCGGAAAGCCTCCCCCGGAGCCGGAGCCGGGTGGGGCCAAGCCGTGCGGAAGGATATCGCCGCCAGTTGGTGCCTGGAAACGTCCGCCTCTAAGCCGCCCCCTATTGGTTCCCGGCGGCTCAAGCATCTGCATCCAGCCAGCATTGGACCGGAATATCTCCGGGCCTTTCTCGCCAACCAGATACTCTCGCCCCGCCAGAACCGTGCCGCCAGCTTCGCGCTTCTCGATGGACTCTTTGTTCTGCGCTTTTTGGAAAATGGCGAGGATGTCTTGCAATAGCGCAAGCGTTTCCTTGTTCCGTTCCTTGAACGCCTCAAGTTGATCCTCTGGAATTTTGCCGCCGCCAGAAAGCCAGCCTTTGAGATATCCGTAGTCAGTTATCGTTTTGATGACATCGAAGGTTCTGTTGCTTGCTATCGTCCCCGCGTTCTCCATAAACTTTATCGCGTTCGTGCCCCACATATAAACGTCGGTCCAGTCCTTCACCCACCGATTCGCATCCTTCAGCGTTAGCTCGAAGGCTGGCTGTACAGTCTTCAACTCCTCGCTCAGGCCCTTGAAGAACGACGGCGGCACTCTCATCGCCGCCGCAAACTTCAGCGCATCCACTTCGCTGACCTTTACGATTTGATCGTAGCGCGCGATGGCTGCGCGGATACCCTCCTCGCCCTTGCCAGCCATCATGAGATTTTCGAGTTGAGTGGCGAACGTCCCCTCACCCATCTGGCCCAATGCCGTGGACACCTGACTGCCGCGCCCATAGGCCATGTCGCCCAAGCCACCCATAATGTTCTTGATGTTGGCAAGGGCTTGTGGTTGCTCGATACCGAGCTTGCGCTGGGCCTGCGCCAGCATCGATATGAAGCCTTCTTGCAGCCCAGTGTCTGTTGCCATCGCGGCCCATTCTTGCCGCTCTCGCGCCGCTTCGGTCATGGTGTCGATGGCAAACTTAGCCACAACGGCAAAGAGCGTGGCCCTAGCGGCGGCACCGCGCAGGAGCGTGGCGGCAAGCGGCAGCATCCTTTCGGCAGCTTCAGTCGCCCCCTTCGCGCCCTCCTCCGAGGTCTTGCGTATCCCCTCGGTGCTTTCCTTTATCTTCCTGAACGCGTCCGCGCCTTCGTTGGCCTTGCCCTCGCCGCCCTTGGCCAGCGCCTTGTTGATGTTATCCAGTTGATCGGCGATGGCCTTCAGCGCCAGCGAGGCGCTGTCGCGCAGCGCGATCTCAACCTCAAGGCGTTTATCAACCGCCATCGTCCTCGTCCGACTCTCGCGAGATCTCGATGAGCTTCGCCGTCCACTTCATGTGCTTGTTAACTTGGGAAAGCGGCAGCGTCAGAAACTCGTCGGGTGGCCGACCGTAGTATTTCGCCAGCCTGTAGCAGTCGAGGATCAGCCCTTCTACAGGTCCGGCATGAAAAAACTTGCGAGGTTCCACGCCGCCGTATTCCAGTCTCGCGGATGCATCTGCTTGATCGTTGATGGCGGCACCGCAGCCAGTGACGACATCATCGCGGACATGGCCTTGGAGTCGAACGACATCTTCGGCGTACTACCGGAGTTGAAGTCGATGTTGACCGGGTTGCCGCACTTCTCGATATCGCCAGCGGTCGGCTCACGAAATTTCAGAACGCTGATCTCGTCGCCGTGAGCCATGATCGGCTTACGCAACTGGACCGTCAGAACATCGTCTGCTGAACCGTTGGTTTTCTTCGCTTCAGTGTTGGTTTCGAGATCTGGATCATCCGCCATTTACATCAACTCGTCGCAACTTACGCCTTCCCACTTGACCCGCACCATGCCGTCGCGGGCGTTGATAGCGAGGGCCGATACACACCATCCCTCGCGCAGCACGTAGGTCGAGTTGTTCGCCAACTCCGCAGTGACCGTGACGTTGACCTGAGCCTCGAAGTCCTCGATGGCGAGGCCCGGCACAGTTGACACGTCGCCTTCTATCGACGGCACACGCGGAAGCTCCGAGTAGCCGTGGATGTAGTCCTGACCGGCGATGCCAGCCCGCTCGATCACCGATGGCGTGACCGTAAAGTTTCCGCGAAGCGGATACTGATTGCCGTCCACTTTGAGGAAGGCAATTCCGGCTATGCGTTGCGCCATTGCGCGCTCCTGTGTTTACGAGTTGACGACGATGACGACTACGCGGCGATGACCGTGTCGAGGCCCCTGTTATATTGAAGGCGGAACTGCGCCAGCACGGCAAAAATCCGAAGTTGATTCACCAAATCCGGGGGGTACAAAACATTCAGCCGGTTCGGATCGTTCGGGTCGCGCTCAACGATAAGGTTCTCCTTGAACGCCTTGCCGTTCTCTACCAGACCGACGAACTCATCGATCCGATACTGCGCGACCAACTCGGCCTTGATGACCTTCGGCGTCACGATGGCCTGCCCGGCACCGAAGCGGGTGCCGTCGTCGGCCAGCTTGTGCCTCGGATACTTGCTGGTGATCGCCTGCCGCTGGTTGCGAAGCAACTTGGTCAACGTCGCCAGCGTCGTGACAAGCTCGTAGGCGTCGTCGGTGTTGCCGTACAGGTTGCGGGTGTAGGTCGTGCTTTCCCGCATGATCGTCGGCACCGTCGTATGCGTGCGCTGCGTGGCGATACCGCCATAGGCAAGCTGGTTCAGTTCCGACAACAGGAACCGGTTCAACCCCCTCGCGGGCAAGCAACTATCCAGCGTCAGCGTTTGCAACGGACGCGCCGGATCGTTGAGCAAGGCGCGTGCCGCCTTGGCCGTGTACGCCGCCGCCCACTCGTAGGTTGGCGTCGGACTGGCGACCTCGATGCCCAGCACCGACAACTGGCCGCTGTTGCGCGTCAGACCGAACGTCAGGAGATTGGCCAGGGTGTCGCGCTTGGCGCTAAACAGGTGCCCGTAGTGCTGGCGGATGAACCCCCACCGGCCCGTGTCCGAGAAACCGAACTCAGTCTCCCAGTCGGTCAGCGAGGTGGCATCGGTGAACGGCAAAGCGACCCAGTCAACCTCGGACTCGCCGAGAGCCGCGATGGCCGCCATGTTGTCGGAGTGTGACGGATCGCCGGTACCGGGTGTGGTTGCCGTGTAGGTCAGCGTCAAGCCCGGAGGCAGCATCTCGCCGCCGACCGTGCCGTAGTAGCTGTCGCTGATCCTGATCTCGTTGCCAGCCGTGCCCTTGAACTTGGTAGTGCAGGCAACCGCGCCAACCGTCGCAACCGCTGTGACCGGCAAGTCCTTGAGCTTGTTGATCGCGGCAGCGATGCTGGTCGCCACGTTAGAGACGGTGTCGGTCGCCGCGACGTAGACTTGCACGTTCTGCCCGGCGACATAGAGATCGATGGTGCCAGCGGCAGTCGGTGGGTTGGTGACCGTGATGGTGTTGACCGCAGCCACACCGGTCGGCTCAGCATACGGCAAGCCCCAAACTTCGTTCGCCCAGTTGTTGGCGAAGAAGGCCCGGAACATGCAGGCCAGCATCGAGCCTTGACCGAACAACGCATCGGCCTGCGCCTGCGAGGCCACCGGCACCGGCACCGAAGGTGTAGCGGTTGCAAGCGTTGTGTTCTTGTATCCGATCACCAGCGAGCGACCGGGGAAGGTCGGGAGGCCAGCCTTGGACGGATCAAGCTCCACCCAGTAGAGCGGCATCCGCCAGTTGGCGGGAATGCTGGAAAACGAAATTGGCATTTAAGCCTCCTTTGATGTCTTAGGCTTTGCAGCGGACGCACCGTGCTCGTCAGACTTCGGCGCGGCTGGTTCTTTGGTCGTGACCGAGCCGTCCTGGATTTGCTTGTAAGTGTACACGTCGTCGGGCCATTCGGTAGGCCCTTCGTCCCGGAAAGGTCCGCCGGTCGGATGAGCCAGAACCTTGCGGATATCGTCGCTTGTCGGCCAGACTTTCATTGTCATCGTCCTTCTTTAGTTCTGAGGGATATCCCACTCTGCAACGGTCTGTTGAATTTCGGCTGGATCGCTTCCTGCCGGGTAGCGGGTTT